AGGATCACCAAAAGATATGGATTTTTCAGTATTAAAGAAAATGTCAGCAATAGATATAGCATTATGTTTTGGTGTTCCTGCACAATTAGTAGGTATTCCTGATGCACAAACTTATAACAATATGCCAGAAGCAAGACTTGCATTATATGAAGAAACAATTATACCGATATTAAGAAGAATACAGTCTGATTTAAATGAATGGCTAACACCACAGTTCGGAGATGATTTAAGATTAGAGTATGATGTTGATAGTATTCCTGCTATGGCAGAAAGTAGAAAAAGAGTTTTTGAATCTGTTGTTAGTGGAGTTAATTCTGGTATCTTAACTCGTAACGAAGCAAGAGAGAAGTTAGGTTACGATCCAATAAAAGGAGGAGATGCATTATTTATTAGTGCTACTATGATGCCAATTAGTTTAGCTGGTGATAGTATTGGTGATGATGAAGATGAAAAAAGTTTAGAGATAACAGATGATTATCCAGATGAGAAAGCAATAGCAGATATTGATTTAAGACCAACAGATGGTATGGCAGCAGAAGCAAAAAGAGGTTTGGCTTGGAGAAAAGAACACAATAGAGGTGGTACTTTAGTTGGTGTTGCTAGAGCAAATCAGTTAGTAAACAAAGAAAATTTATCACCAAGCACAGTAAAAAGAATGTTTAGTTTCTTTAGTCGTCATGAAGTAGATAAACAAGGTCAAGGATTTAGTCAAGGTGAAGATGGATATCCATCAGCTGGAAGAATAGCATGGTCTTTATGGGGTGGCGATCCTGGATTTAGTTGGTCAAGAAAGAAAGTTGGTCAAATAAATAGAGAATCTGAGAAATTAGATAATGATTATACTGTTGAAGAAACAGAAAGTCAAGAGGATGTAGAAGAAAAACAACTAACTGCTGCAGTAAAAGAAGGATTAAAAAACAAGGTAAAAGACCATAATGAAAAACATGGAGATAAAAAAGGTAAAAAAGTTAATTTAAGAATGTTAGGTGCTGTATTTAGAAGAGGTATAGGTGCTTATAGAACTAATCCAGGATCTGTAAGACCTAATGTTAGAAGTGAGGAGCAATGGGCATATGCTAGAGTAAATGCATTTTTATTTGCTGTAAGGACAGGTAAATTTAGATCTGGTCAGTTCGATAGAGATTTACTTCCTTCTGGTCACCCATTAAAAACATAATATGAAAGATAAATTAATTGAAATAAAAACTACAATGAGGATTGAAGACCAATCTGATGGCGAATCAAAAATTACATTTACTATCTCTGGTTTTCCTAATAGATTGGTTGCTGGTTTATATGCTGCTGATTTATTAGCAATGAGAGATATGAATATGCATGAAGAAATAGGTGAATACTTAAGAGATGAAAAGGAGACTTTACACTAATGGCTGGATTAAAAATTACAACTCAAAGCAATGTTTTACCTGTCACAGTTACAGAAGTAAAACAAACATTAAGAATAGATCCAGATAATTTTGATCAAGATGCAGAATTATCAATGATGTTAAAATCTTCTATAAAAGTTTTAGAAGAATATACTGGTCGTTCATTCATAACTAAAACTTATGAACTTGCTTTAGACAGAATACCATACACACAAGATGATAGATTAATTGAAGGATTTAGCACTGGACCATTTATGGATAGAACTTCTAATTATATAACTTTACCAAAATCACCATTAGTTGCAGTTTCTAGTTTTAAATATTATAACGATTCAGATGTTGAATCTACTTTTTCTACGAGTAATTATTATGTAGATAATTATTCTGATACTCCTAAAATTGTATTAAGAAGAAGTCAAACTTTTCCTGATGTAGCAAGTTTAAGAGTTGCTAATGCTTTCATAATTACTTTTACTGCTGGTTATGGTACAGCACCAAAAGATATTCCAGAAACTTTAAAACAAGCAATTAATATATATACATCGCACTTGTATGAAAATAGAGAGTTGTATATTGAACAAAAACCTATACCTGTGCCGATGACTTTAGGAACTTTATTACAACCATTTAAAGTAGTAAGATTCAGCAACAGGTTAGGATAATGAAAGATAAACCAAAAATAGGAGATTTAAGACATTTAGTGAGTTTACAAAACTCAACTAATACTAGCGATGGTGCTGGTGGATTTACACAAAGTTATAGCACAATAGCAGATGTATTTGCATCAATAACTCCTAAAAAAGGAAGTGAATTATTTAGTGATGGTTCACAAGGTATGCAGATTGAAAATCCAGTTACACATGACATATTTATTAGATACAGAGATGATGTAACTATAAGTAATATAACTAAAATAGTTTTTGGTACAAGAGAGTTTAATATAAGATCTATTTTGAATTTAGAAGAAAAAAATAGATTTTTAAAAATAGAAGCAGAGGAGCATGTAGCAATATCATCATGACACAAGTAAAAGCAACAGTAGTAGGCAGTGTAGAGTTACAAAAAAATTTAAAAAGTATATCTACAAAAGGTAAAGAATTAATCGCTCATGCAGTTTTTAAAAGTGTTGCAGATGTAGAAAAAGAAGCTAAAACATCAATACAAAGAGGTGCAGCATCAGGTGTTGTATATAGAAGATATAATCCTAGAAGAGACCATAAAGCATCTGCTCCTGGACAACCACCAGCAAGTGATACTGGATTTTTAGTAAACAATATTAAAAGAAAAATAGATTCTGATAAAATGGGTGGTGAGATTGCTAGTCGTGCATTTTATAGTAAATTTTTAGAGTTTGGTACTTCTAAGATGTTACCAAGACCATTTATGTTTCCTGCTTTAGAAAAGCATAGAGCAAAAATAATAAAAAGAATATCTCAAGCAATAAAAGTAGCAGGACAAAAATCGCAAAGTAAAGGTAACAAATAATGTCAGATCACAGCTTTGAATTACAAAAAACAATATTTACTACATTGAATGGTGATAACACTATAACAAGTACATTTAGTGCAACAGTTCATGACCATGTACCACAAGGAACAGCATACCCATACATTGTAATTGGTGAGGAGACTATGACAGACGAATCATCAACTAAAACTATAGATTTTAATAATTTTACTTTAACAATACATATATTTTCTAGAAACAGAGGCAGAAAAGAAGCAAAACAAATCATGGCTAGAATATATGAATTACTACACAATCAAAATTTATCTGTTACTGGTGCTGACCATATCAATACAAGATTTGAGTTTAGTGATGTAATTAAAGAAAATGATGGTTTAACTTATCATGGAGTTCAGCGATTTAGGACTATACTTCATGATTAATTTATAATATATTATAAAACTTCAGAATCAAATTAGTTGTGGACAACTAAAGAACTAAATTTAATTTAAGCATAAATTATCTATAAGGAGGATATAAAATGGCTGCACAAAAAGGAAGTGCGTTGCTTTTAAAATCAACGCCACAAGGTGGAAGTGAACAAACATTAGCTGGTTTGCGTTCTACTTCAATGACAATCAATGGTGAAATGGTTGATATCACTACTAAAGATTCAGATTCATTAGTTTCTGGAGGAAGCACAAAAGCAAGAGAATTACTTGCAGGTGGTGGAGTATCAAACATGGCAATATCTGCATCTGGTGTATTTACTGATGCTACTCTTGAGAACGAAGTAAGATCAAGAGCGCAAAAAGGTACAATAGACGCATACAAATTAGTTTTTGGTGATGGTGACAATATTGCTGGTAATTTTCAACTTACAAGTTATGAAAGAGCTGGCGAGTTCAATGGCGAGGAGACTTATTCTTTAACACTTGAGTCTTCAGGTCAAGTTACTCATACATCAGCATAATAACTAACTAGAAAATAGGAAGTTATTATGCCATGGGCAAAACAATCTATCACTATCAATGGTGAAAGTGTTGAAGCAATGGCAAAAGTGTCACATATTAATGGCACTGGATCTGTTGAATTACCATTTGATACTGAAGATAAATACAAATTAGATTCAAAAGTAACTATCGGTGATAAAGATTATGCTGTAAGAGCAGTTGTATCTCGTCATCAAGAAATTACTGTGCTTGATTTAATTGAAGCACCAGTATTTTCTAAACCAAAAAAGAAAAAGGAGAAAAAATTAGATGACAACATCTCAGAATGAAAATATAGAAGGCACACTTAAATTCCAGTTTGCTGGTAAAGAACGATCCTTTAAACTTACATTTAGAAGTTTATCAAATATTGAAGACAGATTACAAAAACCAGTTATGAAAATTGTAAATGGTTTTGGTACTGGTGATGTAGGTGTAAGTAATGTATCTGTTATATTGCATGAAGCATTATTAGGTGCAGGAGGTAAATATACTTATGAAGCAGTTGGTAATCTCTGTTTACAACATGGTTTTAGTAAATGTTTGAACATAGTCTCAGAAGTTCTACTCTCATCAATGGGATTGAAAGAACAAACTGAAGACAATGATAATCAACAACTCCCTTTGGAGTCAAACGAGAACGAAAAAGAAACAAAATAGAATTTTTACCAATAAAAAGGTGGTATGGTATTGGTATTGGTATTTTACATATATCACCAAGTGAATTTTGGTGTATGACATATGCGCAATTTGAAGTTGCTCTACAAAGTCATAATGAATTTCACAGTGGTAATAAAAATAACAAACCAGTAACAAGAAATGAAATGGAAGATTTAATGACGAGGTTCCCAGATTAAAATGGCTACAGTAGGTGATTTATTAGTTAAAATACGAGCAGACATAAAAGACCTAGAGTCTAAAATGTCAAAGGCACAGTCTCGTGTAAGTAAAACTCAGAAGTCTTTTCAAAAAGACATGGGTAAAACTAATAAAGTATCTCAAAGTTTTCAAAAGAGAATGAGTAATGCTGCTACAGCAACTGCTGCATTACAAGGTCCACTTGGTCCAATCGCTGGTCGTATGCGTTCATTTGGTGCATTGATGGGCAGTGCAGGTTTTGCTGCTGGTGCATTAATTTTAGCAATAACTGCATTAGTCGCTGCATTTAGAAGTTTAGTTACAGCTGCAAGTCGTGCAGAACAAGCACAAGCAAAGTTTAGTGCATTAGTTCAGGCTACAGGTGGTGCTGCAGGATTAACAGTAGATCAACTTGAGTTAATGTCAAGGCAGTTTGCTCAAAATACTTTATTTAGTGTTCAGCAAATGAGAGATGCTCAAGGAGTTTTACTAACTTTTAAATCTGTTGCTGGTGAAGCATTTGAAAGAACAATAGCAGTTGCGACTGATGTTGCTTCAGTTATGGGAACAGATGTAAAATCTGCAACTCTTCAATTAGGTAAAGCATTAGAAGAACCAAGAATTGGATTAAGCATGTTAAGACGATCTGGTATATCTTTTACTGAATCACAAAAACAATTAATATTCTCACTTTCTGACACAAATCAAAAAGCAGCAGCAATGTCAGAAGTATTAACAATTATTGAAAATCAATTAGGTGGTGTTGCTGCTAGAGCAGCAGGAGAAGGTGGTGTTACTACTGTTGCTGGTGCATTTGATGAGTTAGGTCGTAAGTTTACATTATTCCAAGAAGAGTTATTAGGTGGTACAACATTATTAAGAATGTTTACTTCAATGGTTTTAAAATTAGCAGACGCAATACCTGTTGTTGATTTTTCTGGTATGACAGATATTGATTTAAAAGCATTTATAAATAATTCAAATGTAGAATTAGAACAAATGAATCTTCATTTAGCACTATTAAAAGAATTAGCAGAAAGTGATGCTACAGGTATGTTTTCTGGACAACTTGAAAAACAAATGGAGAATATACAGAAATTAACTAAAAAAATACAAGAAGCCAAAGATTTATTAGCAGAAAGAGGAGAGATGAAAAATGTTACTGTTAATACAGTACCAAGTGGTGAAGGTGATTTTACTTTATCTAAAATATTTATAGACGCTAAAAAGAAAACAGATGCTTTTAGTTTAAGTCAACAATCATTAGCAAAGCAATTAGGTGTTACAGGTGCTGACCTTGAATTGTTAAAGATGAAACAAGCAATTTTAAATAAAGCTAAATTAGATGGTGTTGTTTTAACTGAGAAACAAATACAGATGTTAGATGATTTAGTTGAAGAAACTCGTGAGCATGCTGAAGCATTAGAACAAATGCAAAAAGTATATGGTGCTTTTGAAAATGCTGTTAATAAAGCATTTAGTACAGTTGAAAATTCTATATTAGGTCTAATTCAAGGAACTGAAACATTAAAAGGTGTTATGAAGAAAATGATGCAAGCATTTATAGCAGATTTAAC